ACTATTGGATCGTTTTTTTGCCTATACATAAAGAATACAAAATTATCAATATCTCTATTTCCAGCATAGTACTTGTAAGGGTGATTTATTACCCTCCCTGTCTTTCTAGTATACGAAACTGGAATTTTTAAAACAGCTTTTTCAAGAAGAAAAGGTCTATCTATATAATTTGACATTTTTAAAAGTTGCGGCGACTGTGCATGAAATGATCCGCTATAGGGAGCAGCGCCAGATATAGTTGGGGATCCTATACCCTTATACCCCATGCTTTCAAGATCATCCATATCTGATGCCATATATCCCATATGCGAAGACATGGCGAACTGATATGGTTTAAACTTTGTCTGTGCTTGACCTGGAGCCCATATAGGGGGCTCATCTTGAGGATCGCTAACTTTGTGCCACATTCTTATGGGTAGAGTGGAGCCGTCTGCTGGATCTGTTTTTCCAATCTGATCCCACACATTATTTGTAAAATTAAAATATCTCATTCCTGAATAATTTTGTTGATAAAATAAAGGATCATCAGATGCAGCTCGACCTATGTCATTTAGCATGCCTGCGTACGTATATCTACTCATAATAGCAGTAGTGCTTGCGGGTATGGGTATCTTTATTTGAACTTTGTCCTTTAAGGGTGATTTAAACCCTTCTACAACGCTTGTCTTTGTACCTGTCATATAGAATTGAGTTCTATCTAGATATATTCTACTTTCATCAAAGGGTGTGAATCCTCCCGCTTGATGAATTGAGAAATCTAAATTTTGATCTGATATGAAGGGTTTTACTGAGCCTGTGACATAATCGCACACGTTTACACCAAAGCTTGCACTTGCATTTGGAGATGCAACCCAGTTATTTTTATATTTATTAAAGTCAAATATGTCTAAAACTTGTGGGTATATCACATTGTTAGATGTTACATAGTTTATAGCTCTTGTATCATTAAACGGATCATCAGGTGTTGATATCTCAAACCCAGTTGTCCTCTTAATTGACATATACGAGCCCGTTGCGTTATCAAGCTCAGAAATCTTCGCTCTTGTAGAGAGATTAAGATATCCAGACCCAGTCGCGTACGTGTTACTTGATGTTAAAAAAATTCTTGGCATTATCTCTTAGTCCCCGCATATGCTATAGAGTCAACACCTAAAACGAGCTGTGCTCCAGTTACTCCGCTCATTGAAGAGTACGACCCTCCAGCCATCTGCGTACCAGTCGGAGTAACATAACCATATATACCGCATCCAGACTCATCAGTGAACACCTGATCAAAATGAGACTGCATTAGTTCATTTTGTTTAGCATTTACTGTATCATTAAAAGGCTTTATTGGTAGCTCTTCAGGATAGTCAAATCCAGGTAGGCCTACGCTAAACCCAACTTTATCATTCATGGCAGTATCCTGTGCATCTTCATACGGAGGCATCTTATCTCCTGGATAAAACTCTTGAAAAGATAAAATCTTAACTGATCTTCCCGTTATAGGAGAGCCAATCTCTGGAATTAAATTTGCTCTTACATCATGTGCAACAAATGGGCCCTCATTAAGTGTATTACTCATCTTGTGTCTTATAGCTAACGGCTCTATAATTCCATCCATCATGCCTGGATCAATCCAGTTGGGACTAAGAAGAACCTCAGGGTACATTGCAGTATCCGGAGAGTTAAGATATGCAACTGGATCATTTAAATCATTGATATCATCAAATGGTAAAAACTTTGCTGATGATTCTTTGCCTAAATCTTCAAAAAGTTTTGGCTGGCCAAAGTTTAAAACATCAATCTCGTGATCAAATCTTGCGCTTGCTCTAAACGGTATTCCCCTTGAAGAGAGATATGGTGTTAGCTTGCACCCAAAATCACTGAAATCTCTTACACTTACGCCCTGCCTAAACTTATTAAATCCTGATGTATCCATCCCGCCTGACACCACCTGCGTGTCTCTCTTATAGTCTATATTTACTCGAGGTCTTTCTTTAAATGGTGAAATTGCCATTGTTTTTTCCTAATATTTGCAAAGATTTCCTACAATTTGTGATAAGAGTAAGTTTCCCCTATCTGTCTCTCTAGCGAGAGCTTTTAGATAAATTTCATCAAATAAATATCTAAATCTGTTTCTCTCTAAAACATGAGACTCAATTATAAAATTGATTCCAAGAAATTTAGTTTTTCTCGGTATGAGCTGTACAATTAGATCACCCAGGGAGCTATTAAACCACCTATACATCTCAAAAAATGTTGAATAGTTTAGTTTTTCTTCTATTCTGTTAAAGTAAATCTTTCTTGCTTGATCTAAGTCTGGATAAATGTCATCAAAAAGCAAGTTTGGCCTACCGAGCGCATTATCAAAGAAAACAAGATCACTAAAAATATTCATAATATCTTCATCCAGTGCCTTGACTGAAGAGAACTCTATTGTAAATCTAGTGTCATCATCAGGCTCCTCACTTTTTAAAACATCATATACCGGTGCGTTGTAAGCGTATTTGTATTCGTCTAGAAGCTCCGGAGACTGTAGACTTCTTGGTCTTACCTTGTTGTCAGTTTGAGACATATCAAATTTTGGAGAAAGATGACTAAAGTAAAAAGTTTCCGGCTTTATTATAGTTTTATCTGATTCAAATCCTGATCCACTTATAAAAATTCTATTTTGTGAAAAATCAAATATCTTTATGTCACCAGACGTATCTGAGCTTGTTATTGGCTGGTCAATTGACCAGTCTGCACGTAGTCTTTGAAATGATCCTGTTGCTGCTTTTTCAAAGTAAGAGGATTATTTACGCCTAAGCTTTTAAAATTTCTAACATGCTCTTTCCACTCATCTAGTAGCAAACCTTTAGACCAGAACCTAATTTGAGAAACTTGACCGGAGAAGTTTGTCTCGTTAGCTTTTAGTCTATCTCCTGTTACAGCACCAGGAGCACTGTTAAGAAGAGGTGCTATGAGAAATCTATTGTAAGCAGTGCCGAAATCGCCGTCTGCACCTGTAGATGAAACATTTGCCATACTTTGTGATCCTATAACCACCATTGACCCAGACGGATTATACGTTGAATCAATTACTTGTAATACATTTCCATTGCTAGTTATGCCACCTGCGTCTTCTTTAAAAAATGATGAAGTTGTAAATATAGCCCCTATCTTTCCATATGACTGTCTTGCAGCTCTAAGGAAATACGAGCTTGACCCAACAGCAGATACTGTATCAACTAGATACTTTCCATAATCTTCTGGAATCACATCATCAGATCTAAATCTTCCAAAGGATATATTCCATAAATTTCCATCAAATACGTTAACTCCTGTGACCTGTAGCTTTAAAAGAGGATCAATATGACTCTTTGATGTGTTTCCTGGTCTCATATACAGCCTTAAAGTTGAACCACTTGAAGTTAAGCTATTTTCAGTTCCAGATACTAGCAGTAAGTTTGCATAGTGAACTCCCTTTGTAAGCTCAGACTTTGATCCTGTATTGCTTGCTGATACATGGAGCCTTGCTAGGCTTTGATATGTTCCATATTTTATACCTGATTTTTTAGGAAACTGATATGTTGCCTCATACGTAAAAGATCCAGATGTTAAGAGTCCATCAGATTTTGTCTGCGAGATTCCGTGCGGCGGATACAGATTTTTATTAACAAATGATAGAGAACCGCTTGGCTCAGGAAAACCAACTTCAACTCTAGAGCCTGATAGAAAATTTGAAACTATATGAGGAAAGTTATTTGAAAATCCTTGAGGTGTTAAAGTTCCTGCAGATATAATAGCATTGCTTCCTGAGAAATCTAGAGAGCTTGCGACCTCAATCTTTGTCTCTCTGCGCCCTGTTAATGATCTTTTAGTTGGTCCGCCATACTCTCTGATTGTCATGAGATTATCTGGGTTTATTCCAGCAGATCTTATTAGAGATTTTATACTATGAACTGTTCCTTTTGAAACTTTGATGTCATTGTAATTTAAAAGTATTCGCTTCCATATTTCTGACTGAACGAAATTAAGAGAGTTTAAAGAAGTTACATATTCTCCTTCGATATCTTCTCCTCTTATAAATTGATCAATCGGAGTATTTTGAAACAAAGCAGGAAGTTCTATTCCATAATACTGAGCAACAAACGGAAGTAGCTTTCTAGATACAGACTCCTCGTCGTCATAGCTTACGTGAAGAACTTGTGATAAATGATCAATAAAAATCTTTATCTCATCATAAAATTTTGCATACAGTAGCATAAATGCTGTTAAGTTTTGTGCATTGCCTAACTTTGCTGATCCAGGAATTGAATTTCCAGAAATTGCATTTGGAATCTGGCCATCTTCACTTGCAAATCCCTGGTATGACTGGCCCTCTAATAGATAGTGCGAAGGAAACAGTCTAGTTATAAGGTTTGGATTAACTTTATCGTAGTCACTTGCTGATGCTAGCAGTCTTGTATTTAAACTTTTTATCAGATAGAAATCTGGAAATAAAACCGGTGATCTACCTGCTCTCTCTCCATACACTGGATTTGAGGGCTCACCAGAAGATCCGGTATCTCTTAGTGATATAGAGTAGTTAGAAACTCTAGAGTGCAATGAATTTCCAGAGCTATCTAATACAACATTATTTCCTGAATATGATCCTGATGGTTCGTTAAATCTAAAGTATAGCTTTAAATCATCACTGCTGTATATTATTCTACTTTGATATTTTTTCTGATCACTTAGTGTTCTTGTTGAGTGAAAAAGCCTAAATTCATCAATAGATCCTGAAAAAGTTACGTACGAGGTAAATACCCTTCCTGTTGATCCCGCTAGACTTCCAGCACGGGCGGGCATTGCATTGAAGCTTGATCCAGATCCTATTATAAAATTTGAATTTGAGAAAGACAGACTGTCAAATTGAAAAGATGTTGAAGAAGTTGCAACTAGTGTCTGACTAAGGAATAGATTAAGATTGTTAGTTGACCCTCTATCATATGTTGCGCATATGTGAGAAAATTTTCCCTTTTCAATAGAGGAGCTTACTAAAAGCCTAGCTGAGCCTGATGCTATAGAGAAGAGCAAGGGAACAGATGTCAGGCTATCTGACTTTGATAATGCAAGTGTAACACTGCGGGTTTCGTTGTCGCGCTTTTGGCAAATTATCTGGTTGTTATTTTCTTCAGAAGGGACATAGACTAGCATCTCAATAGAAAATGGATTTTCACCAAAATTTATTATAGATTTTCCACTTTTGTCTCTAGAGAAATCTGGAAATTCAGATCCAGCACTATCAATTACTGGTATAAATGTTCCAAGTTTTTCAGAGTATCCATTTGAAGGATTTTCATTCACTGCAGTTCCTGAAAATATTAGATACCCATTATTTTTTGGAAATACATCTAAAATATATTTTTCATATCCTGTTAAGGAATCTTCAAATGCTTCGACTTGTTTTCTTGATCCGTCAAAAGGATATTCGTTTATTATTCTGTTAAATGCTACGTTTACTTTTGACTGAGCAGAATTAAAAAATGTATGATTTTCAAATTTTTCCCAATCAAGTGATATTTCTTGTGTCGATTTTAATCCAAGGCCTGCATCTTCATACCTAAAAGATGAGGTGCTTAATATATTAGTATCACTCAATCCCTTTAGAGATACATCCCTAGTTTCAATATTCGATGTCGATCTTCTAGACTTTGATGGTTGAAACAGGGAAGGCGATTGAGGAATACCTGATATTGTTTTTCGGTTCTTAGGCATGCTTTATTACACTCATGAAATTTTAAATCTAGAAGACACATCAGTAAAAATCTGATCAACTCCAGAATCATTAAGAAGAAAATCAATAGTACAAAGAACTCCAGTCGGGATAGAGTCCATATACATTTCAAAATACATTCCGCCAGAGTCTGTCGAGCAAAGAGTACTATTACTACTTTTATCGAATGGAATAATAACTTTATCATTTTCAACATCTCTTATTCTATAGTAGAGAGATGTGTATATTTGACTTTTTGTGACAAAGGGAGTTTTCTTGTATTTTATCGGCCTGTCAACATCTTCTGCAAATACATTAAATCTGACCTTATCATCTCTTCTGTATTCATCTTGCATATTAGTTACTGTCATTAATATTCTTGGGCTTTGATTTGTAAAAGATGTCCTGTTTACAGATTTAACAATAACACTCCCTGTTAAAAATCCAACTGTATCATCTAAAGATGACCATATCTCTGTAAATGTTGCTGATCCTGCATTTTTGATCTCATTTGCCAGTGATCCCCCGAATCTAATTTCACCACTATTTGATCCTGTAAATTGAGATAGCGAAAATGAAGCAGAGTATACGCCTGAAATAAAGTTCTGACTAAACTTATGCTGAGATCCTGTTATTATTTTCTCAAAATATGTTCCTTTTGATTTTGATCCGCTTTTAAGTTTAAGAATTATAGAATTTTCTCCAGTTATTTGCGTAGCTGACGCACCAGAAAGTATATTTGACAGTGCACCTCTATGGAAATTATTTAAGAATAGAGATCCTGACAGATTGAAATAAAATGATTGATGATGATCTTGAATAGTATCATTAAATCTAACAATTAGCCTGGGCTTATTGTAAAAATTTGAATTCTGTGTTGATCCAAATCTTTTAACAAATCTTGTCCTCTTGTCAGTTTCTTGAGATCCAGAATATGATATTCTGAAACCATAGTCTGGAATAAGATTTTTTAGAGTCGCAGAGATTATAGTTGTCACATCTATAGATAAATTTTCTTCACCTGTGGAAAATGTTTGATCCTTCCACAAGTTTACAATACCATTCCCATCATTAAGATTTCCGCTTGATATTATGTCAAGATTATCAGATCCCAATAATCCCTCGCGATTTGCACCGGACATATTCCATGCAATAGCAGTGTTTCCAGATGCAGATGCAGTTATAAAATTACACGAGTCTAAATCAGCAAATGTAACAATATCTCTTCCCATACCTTCATCAAATGACCTAGATAGCGGAAATACTATCATCTTAAAATTAGACGGACAAGTTTGTCCGCCATAGACATCTTTCATTTCAAGAGTACACTTAAAAGAAGAATTAGAGCTTGATATATCTAGAATTGATCCAGTTAGCTGTCTCAATGGGCCAAGATCAAACTTTACAAGTGCTCTGCTAATCTCTGTAGGAGATGCATCTGATCCAGATGTAGACTCAGAATAAAGCTTAAATAAGTCTATAGTTGCTGCACGGCCTACGTTTGCGTCAGTTACTCTATAACTGTTATTTATTATCTTGTTAGTTATATAAGTGTCGCTACTAGCTGTTAAAATTCTATACATTTCTATCTCGCCTGGCCGATAATATCATCTTCTGGATATTTTAATTCAAATATTGACCCTTGTGATGGTACAATAATTCCCCTATCTGTGTTTCCATTTACGTTGAATGAAACATTACTATATACTCTTCCATCAATTAATCCATTAAGACTTGTGATTTTAAAATTAACTAATCCAACAACACCTTGAGTATTTATTATTATATTTACGATATCTGATGTTGACAGTGTTTGATCTATTTGAAAATTATCAATAAGCATATATGACTTAATTGCTGCGTTAATTTTTTGAATGACTAGCGAAGAGTTTGATGACTCGTCTATTCTGACGCCGTAAAATATTTTTAAATTAACTATAGCTGTATCTATTATATCAATTGCATCTGATATCAGTCTAAACTCATTAAGATACCTGCTTAGGTTTAGCTTAAGAGAGTCAGGAGATATGATTAGCTTACCATCAGTATCTCTGCTTATAATATTCAGTATTGATGCTAAGGGATTGTTTGGATGCTCTCTTATGCCAACTCTAAATACTCTTCCAAAATTAGATGGCATTGTATAAACCCTAGCTATAAGGTCAGCCTTTGTTACAATTCTTGACTGAGAATTTTGAAATGATAGTGCAGTTGACCTTAATTCATTTAAAGTTAGAGGAGACTCTCCACCCTTCGCATCAAGAGAATTTGAAACTTCAAGAGACGCACGTATCTTTGAAATGTTTGTTGAAGATACTGATGATGAAAACTTTGACAAAAGACTTGAGACAGACGTTATAGAGCCGGCACCAACATTATGAGAAAGACCTCCGCCAGACTTATATGTTATAGTTATTGTTGTATTTCTTGGAGCTATTCCTAAAGTCCTAGTCTTTAAGAGACTGTTTGGATCAAGTGTAAATCTAGATATCGTTTTTTTCTTTCCGTAAAGTGATATAGCTATATCACTAGGATCAGGCATGATGTCGTTATCAGTAGATTCTGCACTTCCTCCTCCGAACCTAATAGTTGTTAACCCTGTTGATCTACTTGTAGTTGAAACAAATCTATATGGTGCTGGAATGATCTCCATGTTATCACTAACAAGATCAGAGTCACTTAAAGTATTTGCAACTCTTTTAAATACAGTATCTTGAGATAGTGATTCAACTTCATAATACTCATTTCCATCTGAATCTAAGATAGATGTTATCTCAGATACGTTTGATCCATTTAGTGTATATGTCATAAATGATTTAAACGTATCCGGGACTGTAAAAGTATCAGATGTAGATAATCCTGACGTGCAAAATCCTCTCATCTTTAATGAAAAAGAAGACGGATTTCCGCTAGAGTCAGTTTTCATTGTCTTGTAATCTACGACTAGCTTTCCTTGACTATTCTTTGCTCCAAAATTAAGATCTTCCAAGAGCTCAAATCTTATTCCAGATGTTGAAGATAGAGTAGTTCCCATTTTTATTATTGGAAGATTATAAGCTATCGGAATATACTCGTTGTTTTTTAACTCTGATCCGACCTCTATGTAGAAATCTACATAAGCTGTTGATGGTGCTGCACCTCTTATCTTAACGCCAGCTGTTCTTATTAGCCTTTCAATATTTGAACTCTCAACTGCTGTTAATATATTAAGCTCATTATACTGATGATCTAGATAGTATGACATGACATCTCCGATATATGCATTCATCTCAATAAACATCCCTGCAAGTCCGTTTTGAGAAAAATCTGATATCTTATCAGAGAAATACGTCTGACCATATTCTACTAATTCAGCTCTTAGAGAATTAAAATCTTTATTAAGATATGATCTCTGATTGCCCCTTATGCTTTTAACTAAATTTTTCTTAGACATAATATTACCCTATACAATATAATGAAACAGATATAACTCTTCCTGTAACTTTAAGCTGTGGAACGCCATATCTTACTATTAGATCAATTTTTGTAATCGATCCTTTTTCTGATAGACCTTTATCTATTGACTTATCAGTAGAAGACTGGAAGGAGTCTAACTCTACAAACGGCATAGACTTCTTCACTGCATCACTTATTTTTGACATAGCGAGTGATTCAAAATTACTAATTGATGAAATCTCAGTAGTTAGTCTCTTAAGATCAGCACCGTAAGAATAATTTCCAAGACGGTCTCCCTTATTTGTTAAAATAAGATTTTTTAAATTATCGTCTATTTGAGACATTGGATCAAAATGCATCTGAAAGATTCCGGATCTTCCGACGCCAATTTCAACAGGTGTCTTTATGCCGACTGGGGGGAGGTCTACTAATCTCCTTAGGCGCGGATCTGTTGATTTTATTCCAGAACTTTTAAAACTAATCTCAGCCACAACATTCTCCTTACAATATTAAATATTAAGAACATTAAGCTTACCACAACTCAATTTACATGATTATGCTGAAGAGGGTAGTCCTAAAAACTCTCCGATGCAGTCAACGACGACACCTACACCAAATATGAACCCTAAAACTATTTGAATAAGAAAGATACAGATGATCTGAACATATGCTGCCAGGGCTGCCACAAGAGTGAGTGAGATGCTTGAAAGCTGAGCTTCAAGAAGGGCATCAATTTGCATCATTTCAACTAGTGTATCCACGACGCAGGCAACAATCTCGCATGGATCAAATCCTGAATCTATTATGCAGCCGCTTAGATCAATAAATAGCTGCGGGAGCTTTAGACAAAAATCCCACACCCATGTGATTGCCCACTCAAAAGTAAACATAAAGCTAATATCCCATATTAGATCCCAGTCCCAGTCACAGTCAATCTCAGGCGGGAAAAATAGGGCACACCAGTCTGGAGGGAAGTCAAACGGGAGAGAGGGAGGCCAATCTATCCCTAGCTCCCAAGGAAAGAAACTTGGAAGTACAATCTCTATAAAGAAATCACAAAAATTATCATACCCCTTTTCATCCATCCACGCCTGAATCTCTGCTGATGGCTCTCCAGTGATCCAGTCACACACACAATCATCGAATGGCGCAGCTAGGGCTTTTATAAAGCAAGCCATAAACTCAGGCAACTCAAAGCAACTAAAGTCAAAATAGCTCAAGTCTATCGTAAATGATGGATCAAGAATTGGCGGTGCATATGGACCCATGGGAATTACATCTAATATCTCAAGAGTCATATCAAACAATCCCAGCACCCAGGTCTTTTCAAAGTCTGGATCATCCAGACTTTGTGCATAGTCAAAGGCTTCAACTAGCTCAGCACTTGCACCTGCCTCAAGTGCTCCGCCAAAGTCAATATCTACGCAGCCCCCTATATTGGGAGGGAAGTTAATACCAAGCTCTGCGCTGAATTCAGCGCCGCCGAGAGCTGCTCTTACAGCAGTTATAAAGCCCTGATTGACTTCACTATCTATCTCTCTCCAGTCAGATCCATATAAATCAGTTATCAGTCCCATCTTACTTAATCAGAACCTTTGTTGCCCAAGAGCCATTCTGGCCTCCTGCCCTTGCAATCGCGCCACCACCGCTGCCGACTATGAAGTCGGAGGTGATCTCTCCTGCTGTGTTGGTTGCCGGGAGTCCCGACGTAAGAATTGCAAGATCAGCGTCATCACCGCCCAGCTTAATTACGCCCTCTTCTCCGGGAATAAATACTATATTTCCATCCGACTTTATGACGACAGACGCTCCTGTGTCGACCTCTCCGACATGAATCTTAAGATCATCTCTAGCTAGTAGTCTAACCTGGCTGGACTTAAGGACTATAGCTGGCCCCTCCTCAGACGCATCAATATCTGCTATCTGTATGTCAAAATTCTCGTCCGCGTTTGTAAGCATTGACACGTAGATTCTAGATAGATCATTAATAAAATCAGGGTCACCCTCATTTACATTAGACTCGTCTCCAGTTACAGTTGGTGCCTTATCTATCTCTTCATACGTTATATCTTCATCTACTCCTCTTATAGCCTCTCCGATTAAAGATGGTGCTGCTATAGAGTCCTCTTGGCCCCTTCCGGTCACTATATCGATGGTTCCTCTTCCGACCAGTGAATCGGCTCCTGATTTTACAGTAGACTCTTCTATTCCATATTCTCCGCCCTCTTCATCAACTGTAAATCCCCTATCCTGACCGAGTGAAATTAAAGTATTGTTTGACCCTTGAAAGACAAGATCAGCTGCCCTCTTACTAAATCTTGGAACACCCTCTCCTATAAATTGATTATTGTATGATAGAGATTTTTGAATTATTTCGTTATATGGGCTTACTCCGGGAAGAGTATTGTTTGCTGTGTTTCCATTCCCACCCAATGGAAAGCTAAAAGGATCTGGAATATCAGCACTTGTTTCTTCAAATGTTGCCATTGCAGAAAAATCCTCTCCAGAGACTGAAAGATTTAATGTTGCCCTGTCAAGGTGAGTATAATTTAAATCATCTACTTGAAGATCACTTGGTTTTCTACATATCCAGTATCCCATGGAGTTCTTGGAGCCAGCTTTTTCGTATATTATCCACACCTGCTCTCCAGCATTTACTGGCATGCAAAGGTGGGGTGAGAAAAAAGGATAGAATATTTCGGGGTTGCTTCTCTTTGATCCGCCATCAGATACTACCTGAGCTATTATACAATTTCTAGGAAGTTTTTTAATAAGCACACTATTTGAAATAGACGATGCAGTGCTTAACAGTGCATCCTCTATTGTTCCAGATTCTATGTCAGATATTTCATCTGAGGTCATTGAAGACTGATCAATTCCTGGCAATCCAGATTCTGGCCAGTCATCTACAACTTTTGACATATACTCTGCTGGATTTGATATAAAATCTAATACAACAGCAGAGTAAAACACTCTAGTAGACTTGCTTAGCGGAATGGAGAGATTAGGTCCTGTGGCTCTTTCAAAACCATTTAAAAAATCAGACTGAGACACACATTATCCCTCATCATATATCATTCATATCAACAGGCCGCTGCTCTTCTTTTGCAAGAATCTCTGCAAGCCTTAATATTTGATCATTAGACTTTGCCATTCTTTCAAGATATTTTGACATTATTGATCCAAACATAGTATGATTTGCTGAATTTCCTCTTGACTGAATTAGAAGATCTGTGAACAGAATTCCTGCACTCTCCCTGTCATTTAAAGCATTCTCATATATCTCTTTCCACAATAGTTTTTTCTTATCTTCTGTGCTTTCAAGAGACTCAAGAAGATCAGAAAATCTTTTTATTTTTTTTTCTTTCTCCCCTATGTTATCAACAAGTTTATCAATTTTTTTAGACATTATGCTCCCCAGAAAAATATGTCAAAATCTCCATCTTTAACGAGCTCTCTATAATGTTTTCTTATTGATGACATTGAAACAGAAAGTTGTTTTGGATTTAAACCAGATAATTCTCTCATGTATATAAATATGGCTCTCTTGTTCAGTAGGTCAAGATCGTCAATGTTTGTGAATAAAGTTATTATTGATTCTATGCAAGCTTTTTCATTTTCACTTTTTAATCTGCCCTTTATAACGTTCATCATTTCAAAAAGACTGTCTCTTGATTCTCTTTTCATAATTTTGAAATCTTGCATAGCTGCTATGCTGTAATTTTCTATAGTTGCTGCGTCTGAATATGTTAGAGACTGTGTATCATCTATGCTTACAACTCTTCTATTGTTTTTTGTCTTTTTCTTACTTTGTATTATTAGCCAGTTTTTTGCAACGACATTAAAGTATGAAAATGCTTTTGTTCCCCTAGATGGATCAAACTTATTAAGAGTCTCAAATAGAAAAGAAACACAATCATTTTTCAATATTACATAATCTTCCTTGCTACTTGCAAATCTGTGTATAAAAATAAGATTTTCAGAAAGTTTGCTAAATGCAGGAAGAATATCTTTAACGTATATCTCGTCTCTTATTTCCTTATCTGGTTCATTCTGATATTTTACTATGGCATTATGCGCATCTTTTCCAAAATAAGGTTTTTTTGACCGCTTTCTTCTTTTAATCTTCTTAATCATCATTGTAGTTCACCAGTATTTTTTGTATTTTTATTTTCTGACACAGTAGATGTCAGAGTGTTAGCAACTATAAGTAAAGAATCGTAAGATCTTTTAATTTGATTTATAACATGTCTAACTTCCACGGAATCAAAAAAAACAGGCGTATTTATAATCTCATTCATCTTGCTATATTCTAAGTCAAGTATATCCAAGCACTTCTCAATTGAATCTTGAATCTCTAGGATAATCATTGCGTGCTTTATATTAAAATATATTGACAATGCAAGCAATCCAACAATTATCACAAGAGATAATGAAAGAATAGTAGTTAACATGGCCCACCATCTAAAACTTCAGATATCATTTTATTATAAAGTTTAATTATTTCTTTTGAACTAAATCTTTCACGAACACTTTCAGATAATTTTGATGCCCACAGCTTTGGAATGTCTGGACTATTTCTAAATTTTTTAATTTTTTTCTTAAAGTCTTTCTCTAGAGGGTCAGCCCATTTAAAACCTTTAAAAAATATTCTATTATCTATTCTTTGATCTGATATTTCAATAAGTTTATAGTGGATTGGTATAAATTTTCCAAGATTTAAAAAATCTAGATGCGCAGACCAATTTGTTGCAATAATTGGAAGTCCACAAGCAGATGCTTCAAGAAGCGGAAGGCCAAATCCCTCTCCTCTAGTTAGACTAATTAAACACTTTATATCTTCTCTTCTATAGAGAGATATTACTTCATCTGATGTTAAGTTTCCATGAACTAGGTGAACTTTTGGAAATTTTCCTTTTCTTACTTCTCCCAATATTGACCTTAAAGTATTTTTTGTAATAGCCCTGTCTATATGGGTGCCTCTTCCAAAGTTTGTTTTTAAAACAAGTCCAACATCCTTATCATTAGCAAATGACTCACAAAACCATTTAATAGTATTAAATAAATTTTTTCTGTCTGTGCTAGGGTCATTACCAGTAAAAGTAGCAACAGAAAGAAAATTAAACGATGTATTTAGATTTAAATCTAATGGATCGTCATTTTCAAGAAGAATATTATCATAAAACCACTCACCTATAACAAATATCTTAGTTGTTACATTTCCTGAATTTAGACATGTTTGTCTGATATGATTCGAGGGAACTATGACAGCATCCATTTTATTTATAGCACTGATCCAGCCTTCATTACACTTATCAGTCTCTACAACTGCAGAGATTCCTATGTTAATCTTAGCAAGGTTATGGTCCCATTCGTCGGGAAGTTGAACCTGAAATGAAATATCTGCCTTTTGTGATAATTCCACAGACGTATTCATTATTCTTTGAACAATTCCGTCTTCTAAATCTGTATTTATCATCCAACTAGTGTTTCCCCACTGGACTATCTGTGAAATTATATTAATATCTTTTCTAGACTCGAGCCACTTGAAAATCTGTCTCGAGTGGACACCATATCCGCTTATTGATAAAAGCGGAGCTCTAATAACAACATTCTTCATTCAAGTATACCTCCTAGATAGTGTAGGTTTCCCATCTTTTGTATGTGTCTTTCCACGTTCTTGAAACATTCAGTAAAGATTCATGCCACTCAGACACTACATCTTTATAATCAAACTCTGAAGAGACATAATTTCTAACTTTTTTGCTTAGCTCATCTTTTTCATTTTTGGGAATTTTGTAAAATTTAAAAAGTGCGTCAGCTATAGACTCTGGTGTCGCATAATCCTCAAATATGTAAGGGACTGACTGAGATCCAACAAGTGACCTGCAATCGATATCGATGGCAACTCCGTTCTCAGATCCATCCCTATGATCTACTACTTGCCTAGTGAGGCCTCCAGTCTTCACTGCCACTATAGGGCGGCCTGCTTGCATAGACTCTAGGGTAGATAATCCAAAACCCTCTGCATAAGATATATTTAAGCAAAAATCTGATATGTTATACAGAATATTCATTTTATCAAATTCAATCCTATCTCTAGAAAAGAAAATATTTTCATGTATACCTAGCATCTCAGATGTTACAGTAAGATTGGGACCCTCCTGATCCATGGGATCAGTATGCATTATAAGCGTGGCCTTTCTATGCCCTTTCTCTTTTTCAAGCTTGTCAAGAAGAAGTTTCCATGCAAACAAAACATCATTTGGTCTTTTTCTTTTTGCATTTCTATTAACCCATATTCCAACCATGTGATCATGAGTATCTTTTCCTAAAATGTTAGCTCTCTGAGATATTCTGTCTTCTTCAGATAGTGGAAAAAATATATTATCAGGAACTGAGTGTGGTATAAATTTTACTTTTTCACCGAGCTTGTCCTTTAACATCTCATATGTTAAGTATGAGTGGCAATTTATAGCATCTGTTGAATTATAAAGAGCTTCGTTAAACTTTGGATATGGGTAATTATCCCAGACATGCCACCAGACAATTGGGCATATCTGATGAATCTCATCTTCCATTTCAAAAAGCCATATAAAAAATCTAGGGTCAGTAAAGATAAAAAGCAGATCTGGTTTTTCAGTTGCTAGAGCCACTCTTAGCATATCTCTATTTCCAAATCCGTCTATTGGCTTGATTATAAAGTCTTCATTGACAACTATTGTATCATAATCACTGTGCTTTAGAGCTGCTCCAAACTGCCTAAATGACCAGTGATCGTTCTTTTCTAAAAGACCCATTATAAGATGTCTTGTCTGAGTTCCCACTCCCGAAGTTGAAAGTGCATGATCTGACAGTACAAGAATTTTCTTTTTCTTCATATTCTATAAAAACCTCGGCAATGAGAATATTATACTTATTTTATAGAGCAGTAAATTAAGTACAGTGCTCTGTGTCTTTAAATTGACAATATCTGCAAGAGTCTCTATTTTTAAGAAACATTCCTCTCCTAACAGAGTAAATCATACTATTCATTATCTTTGTTGCTTTTTCTAGTGCCTTAGGCCCTACAGATACTGTAACAAGCTCACAGACCCTGCCTGGCTTACCCCCGCGCTTTAATAGTATAAAACCACACCTTATGTCTTTAAGTTCAACAGAGTGCTTCCTAGACCAAAATAGCTTGTATAGTATAAGCTGTGCAGTCATTGAAATATCTTGCTTTTTTGATCTTCTCCACCCATAAGACTGCGACGTCTTCCAGTCAATAATCCAATACTTGTGACCGTCTCCTTCCTTGTTTGGAACTTTTATTATGCCATCTATGTATCCTTTAAAGTTTAGATCTTTATTTTCAATAGGCTCATAAAGCATCTCTTCAGCATCAACATATTCCCATCCTGGAAATGTCTCATCTAAAAATTTTGGAACTTCATCCCACATATTTTCTGCCCATTGGCACCATTCTTCAACAGGCGCGTGTTTGTACCACTTGGGCATTTTCTCATACCATTCAGGCTCTCCAAAACCGTGTTGATCCCATGCTTCTATAACACCTTTAAGAATCTTTTCTTGATTAACTGTTTTTGTCTTAAGTAGTGATTCACACCCTTCATGAACTGCAGTTCCGAAGTCTAGATACGGTGATGGCTCAAAGGTATCTATTTTTTCAATATGAGCTAGCTTGTGCCTATAAGAGCACTCTTTCCAGCATTTTATCTCTGAAAAAGATACGTGCTTTTTTCCTGTAGGGAAATTATTTTCTTCTTTCATAAAATTATTATACCATAGAATATTGTAAAGTATTAATCTGAAGCCTTATCAGTTACAGCACCCGGAATATCATACCAATCTAAATTTGTTCTTACTTCAGCATTCTTTTCCCAAGCACCTTTCATAACTGAAGGTTTTATTCCTAGCTTCTCTGCTTTTTTAATCATTGCATTCAGATCCTTCGGAAAACACTTTCCTCCGAAACCAAAATCACCATCGTGACCAGGAACATCTATGTGAGAGTTTCCAATCCTACCATCAGAAATAAATCCATCAACTGCGCTATCCCAATTTCCATCAATAGCATCGCATATCTGTCTCATCTCATTCATAAAAGAAACCTTAGTAGCGAAAAAACAGTTCGCCATGTATTTAATAAGTTGTGCTGTTCCGAAATCAGTTTTAATAATTTTAGTATACGGAAATCTCTCTCTGTATAAGTTTTCAACTACATCACAGGCCCTAGTTTTATTGCTTCCTAAAACTATCCTAGATGTATTTATAAAGTCTAACCTAGCCTTTCTTTCAGTTAAAAATTCAGGATTAAATACAAAATTCATTTCTGGGTATTTAGATGCTAATCCCTCTAGTGTTCCTGGAACCACAGTAGACTTTACTACAATTACCTTATTGTAAATCTCAGAATAACAAGATAGCTCTTTAACAACTTTCTCAACTATTGAAAGATCACACTCGCCTGATTCAAACATTGGAGTAGGTACACAGATAAATATTACATTAGAGTTATTTGCAATATCTTGCATTGAGTGAGTTGATCTTTTTGGATCTTTATCATATATTAAAATATCTTCGACGTGTAGAATAAATCCATGTAAAATAGCAGAGCCTACAAATCCATTTCCAATTATTCCAATTTTACTGTTCATCTTTTTCCTTATCTTTAAGCATGCTGTTATATCTCTCTAGCTCTTGAGTATTTTTAGTTCTATTTGATTCATGAACCCTATATCGATATAGTGACATAGGAAGGTGAAATAAGCTAAATTTCTTTAAAAATCTTTCAATTAAATCATGACCCTCTCTCATTTTATAGTTTTCATCGTAAAAGTTTATCTCGCATAAAGACTCATATGTAAACATTGCGCCACATGCTATTGGATCATCTCTTGAAGAGCACTCTTCTGATAAGACTCCTACCTCATTTACTTTAGAGTAATCACAAGCTATTCCCTGATAATTTCTATTCATATCTAAAAATAGAGATAGACAGTTTAAAAAATGCTTTGAAACATAATCATCACTATCAACTCTTATAAAATATCTACCTCTTGCTATTCTAAGAATTTTATTTAAAGAAGACGGTAGTCCTATATTTTCTCTATTGTTTATAAGTCGTATATTGAGATCACCCTCCATATTATTACAAATATCTTCTATAGACGACCCTGGCTCATCGTTAACTATGACAACTTCAAACTGGCTCTTGTCTAGTGTTTGACTTGCAAGACTTCTTAGACATCTATAAAGCCACTTTTTCTGTTTAAAACAACAAACTCCTACAGTAACTTTCATAATCTATAGTAATTCCTTTTCAAAAATTAAATCCATGCTATTTCTCCAAAATGGAAACTTTACATTAAATCCTAAAAGCTTAGTAACAAACATTATATGATCTTTTACTGGATTTGAATATGGCGATCTAATATACGGATATCTTTTATCAATTAATCTAAATCCATAATTTTTCATAGCATTTTCAATCCACTTATCATTTGGAATATAGTAATTTGTTTTCGGATAATCTAAAAAAGGAAGTGTAGACCAAATTTTAAAATATATGCTATTTGTATTTGGAGTTGCAAGAAAAGCTACCTTTCCACCTTTCTTCAAAGAAGAGTGACATTGTTTCATATATAAGAAAGGCTCATCTATGTGTTGAATTGTGCCTCGAAATACTATTAGATCAAAAAAGTTCTCTGAATTGAATATATCCTTTGAAAACTTTACACCATGATTTTTTGCCTGTGTTTTTGCAAATTCTGAAATCTCCATGCCATAGCAATCTCCGGCCCAGTTAAATGACTTTACCATCTCTCCCGTTGAGCATCCTACGTCTAACAGATTTCCTCTTCTAATGTGATTTTTAATAAACTTACATTCAGACTTAAAGCAAGCAACTCGCTTATCATCATTTAAAAATCTTCCTTTGAAATACTCCTCATTAAAAACAATATCGCTCATTTCGTAAATTTTCCTAGATTACTTGCAAGCCTTAAAGAAGACACAAATGCTTTTGTCTGACTTTCCTTTGTCGCACCTGCCACATGAGGTGTAATAACTACTCTATCACTTGTTTTTGAAAGAGCCAGTATTGGAGATCTCATTAATTTTGAAATTTCTTGCTCTCCGGATAGCACGTCTGTTCCATAGAATATTTTTCTATTTTTGATAAGATTTACTATATGATTTTCATTTACAACTTCGCCTCTAGAAGTGTTTACAACAAAGGAACCTATTTTAATATCTTCCCATACTCCAGCAGTTATCATTTCAAAAGTCTCATTACTTAGAGAGCAATTAATTGAAACTATATCGCAATTTGAAATAGAGTCCAAGCATTCTAGCTTAGTAAAATTATTATTTTCAACATAGGGATCGTAAAAATAAACCTTTAGCCCAAATGCTTTTGCATAGTTTGCAATTTTTGATCCTATCCTGCCAAGACCAACTATTCCTATTGATTTTCCATAAAGCTCATTTGATCTAAGATGTAGCTCATTAGACTCAGATCTCCATTCATCTACATTGCTTACAGCAGAGGTAAACTTTCTTACAAGATTCATGATATGAATCCATGTAAATTCAGCAGATGCGTGAATATCTTCAAGAGAAGCCCTGTCTTCAAGAAGACAAGTAGTCTTTATCCCTCTTTTTTCAAGATCTACTTTATCAATATGGTTTGTTCCAGTAGAGGGCGTAGATACAACTTTAAGATTTTTATAATTTCTAAAGTGACTCCAGCCAAGATACTTTGACGTACCTGGATTTACTAAAACAACCTCTGGATCATTATCTGAAATTGTTGCACATTGTTTTTTTAAGATTTGATCAATCTCATGCTGAGATAGAAAATTTAACGGACATTCTATTCTAACTCTCACTATACTATTCCTTGCATTATAGCTCTTGCAGTTACAAGATCTATCATTGAATCAATATTTACAGACTCTAGTTCACCCATAACATAGGGTCTTGATACTTCTCCGTTTCTAGAAAACCTTTCTACTATACAATCCCTTGTCATTGCATAAATTGCACCATTTCTAATATAACAAGGTTCTAAATCTTGACGCCTGGATCCTTCACCCTCTGGATGATTTTCACAAAAGTCTTTAATTGTATCATCTACAATTCTCTTCATTCTAACAGGGTGCTTATCTTGCATTTGACATACAGATATTACGCTATCTGCGCCTGTTTCTAAAATCTTATTATACGCTTCTCGTACATGAACTCCATTTCTTAGTGGAGATACACATGGAAGCTCTACTACATAGTCATATGTTTTATTAAAAATTTTCTCACATTCCAAAACAGCATGCTTTAAAGCGTCCCTGGACCAGACATGATCTTCTGCTAGGTGATCAGGTCTCATAAATGGCACAAGAGCTCCGTGAGACTTAGAAATTTTAGCAATTTCATTACAATCTGTGCTAACAACTATTTCATCAAACACACCGCTATCAATAGCTGCCTTAATCGTGTAGTATATAAGAGGATTACCGTTTAGGTCTATTATGTTTTTTCTAGGTATTCCCTTTGACCCTCCTCTTGCTAAAATAACAGCCAGGTTTTTCATAAAAATATTCCCCCGCTGTCTCTAGCAACACTAATCTGATTTCCTATATTTCTTAAAGTTCTTAGCTCTTCTAGATTCATAGATCCTATGTGATCATTACCATCTAGTGATTTGTCTAGTGTAAAATGTTTTTCAATATACCTGGCTCCCATTGCAATATGATAGAGGCAGTTACTAATTCCATATGAATGGTCACTTAGTCCTACAATCTTATCTGAATATTTTTTACTAACTGAGCATTTTTGATCAAGTATTCCTGTGGGATATTTTGAAACACAGTTAAAATACATGACATTGTCTGACGTGAATGGAAGCGAGTTACTTTTCCAAAATCCCAAAGATACAAATGTAGGCTTTCCAGTGTTAATAATTTTACTACACAGGGCTTCCTCTTTTACTACTGTTCTACTAGCTATCTTTAAAAGATTTACGCCTAGATCAATACACCAATCTAGCTTTTCTTCATCAAAAACAGATGCAAAAAATTCTATGCCATAAGCATCACATATTGATAAAATAGTAGACACTTGATCATAAGTAAATTCATTTTTTGATCTTGATGAATCACCGAAAACTCTTTGAGAATCGTATAGCTGCACCACCAATTGCAGATTGTCTTATAAGCTCTTCAATTTTTCTAAAATCTCCGTTGTGATTTATTCCAATCTCAGATATAATTTTAAGTGTGCTCATGATATTCTTCCAAAATATAGATCTAATGACTATATTTTACACGCTCTACAGCGTAAAGTACAAGGCTAATTGATGAGTTTCGCTATTTTCTTATCTATTAGAGTTAGTGATACCTTATTAAGAATTTCTATATCAATATTTGATATATTTGATATGTCAATTAAATCTAGCATTCCGTCACTGTAGTTTAGTATCCACTTAACTGCTTTGTGATCTAGAGAGTTGAATTTTTGACCTCCAAAA